CAGGGCTGCGTTGGATAATAGCTGCGTCTGTCATGCCAGCTTCTTTTCTAATGCAGCCTTAACCGCATCGAAGCGGGTTTCCTGCAATTCCTTGAGTGCGCTGATTTTGTAATGCTTGCAGAGCAACGCCATGTCTGTTTTTGTAATGTGGACTAAATCAACCAACACCTCAAATTGTTCATCGCTGATAAACTTGGCGCGTGGCGCTGGCTCAGTTTTTCCTGTGGTAGCATCCAGTGCGTCATGCTCGACAATGCAAAGGGCTGCTGTCCAGAGGTAGCGTGTCGAGTAAGTCTCACAAGCGCCAATGTTCTGTATCTCGTGACAGCCTTTAAGATTGGCTGAACCCATTGGGCTGTGAATAATAACCATCGAGCCATCTTCAACATCGACAATGTGCATCGATGCTGTGGTTTCCGAAAAGCTGATAACCGCGCACAATCCGACATCGTTAAAGATGCGAAGGGCTGGAATCACAAAGTCGGAAAGCTCAAAATATTTATATCCAGCAAACGTATTATGGCCGGACTTTTTCAGCGGTAATGCGTGGAAAGCAATCCGCGCTTCGTTAAGCTTTTTATGTACTGGCATTGCGGTATCTCCTTTTATTTGCCAAACCCCTTGTAACTAATTTTCAGAAGATTAAAAGCTCTTTTTATCCACAACCCAAAGAAAGTTGAATATGAACCAGGTACAAAACGAAATTGCGAACTTTTTTAGCTATGCCAGGACGCATAAAATCAGGGCTTGCAAGATAGCGATTGAGGCTGGCATTACCCGCGTCACGCTGTCGAATTGGAAAAGTGGACGCACTGAACCACAGCTAGGCGCATGGCTTGCAGCCAATGACGCACTCGATCGCCTAATAGAGCAGAAACTTAACGCATGAAACGCTTCGGAAAGTATCGTGCTGTCAAAGCGCAGTGCAATGCTGGTCACACCCATGACAGCAAACGTGAGGCTATAACGTGCAACGAGCTTCACGATTTGCAAGCTGCTGGCAAAATTAGCGACCTAATGATTAGCCCAACATATTACTTCGTCATCAATGGCAGGCAGCTAAAGCATCCTAATGGTAGGCGCGTTGCTTATAAATCTGACTTTGAATATGTGGAAAACGGTATGTTAATTACTCACGAAGTGAAGGGAGTCGTTGTCAGGGATTGGCCTTTACGACGCGCTGTCTTTAAGGCGCTGTACCCGCATCACTACCTTCGTGAGACCAAATAAAAATGGGTGACCGAAGCCACCCAAGTTCGTTTCGGTAAGGAGGTACCAATCCGCACAGAATACGCTATCTGCGTATTAGCTGTCAATGCTGCCATAAAATGCTTTTACAAATGCACGTTTTGAGTTATGTAAGAGCGAGCGGGGAGTGCCTGGGAAAGGGAAAGGCACTCGACCCGCTCTAACAACGCCTAGAGTGGAAAGGCATCGCTATGTTTAGTAATACACGCCAAAGAACCATCGCGCAAGGGTTTGCGTCATGAGTGGCTTACAATGGTTTCGATTATATCACCGAATAGTTGATGACGAAAAGCTGCGCTTGTTGGCTTTTGAAGACCGCTGGCACTTTGTTGCCTTATGCTGCCTAAAGGCTGATGGCCTTCTGGACACGCCAAATGACAATCTCAGATCGCGTAAAATTGCCGTCAAGTTAGGCGTGCAGTTGCGTGAATTAGATGAGATTGGAAGGCGCTTGCAAGAGGTCAATTTGGTGGATGAAAACCTGTCACCAGTTGCTTGGGATGAACTGCAATACAAAAGCGATAGCAGCACAAACCGTGTAAAAAGATACAGGGAAAAACAGCAGCATAACGCTATGAAACGGGAACGAAACGTTTCAGTAACGGGCCAAGAGACAGATACAGATACAGATACAGAAGTTAATACTAACGTATTAACAGCAAAACGCAGGAGCGTTTCCGCTGCCAAGCCTGATGGATTTTGTGACCAACTTTGGAAGGATTGGAAGAACCATCGCAAAGCAGCCTTCACCGAAACCGCATTAAAAGGCATTGAGCGTGAAGCTGCAAAGGCGGGATGGACGCTGGAGGCCGCAATTACGGAAGCCATTGAACGAGGATGGCAGGGATTCAAATCAGATTGGGTAGAGGGAAAGAAGAATGGCACAGCAAATCGGACAACTGGTCAACGTGGAAACCAAAACGGCTTTGCCGCAGCACTTCGATACGTCGCGGATGGACGAACTGATGAGCCGTTCTGAGCTTACATTAGCAGAATGCGATGAGTTACGATCGATTGCGTTAGCGATGCCTGTCGAGAACATCCCAGTCGAAACCAAAGAGCTTGCCAAGCAGCTTCAGTTTATTGAGGCAACCCTGCCAAGCAAGAACACCGATGAGCAAAGCGGACAGATGCGGACGGCAGTCTATGCCAGGATTCTTGGCGGCTACACGAAAGAAGCCCTTAGCTACATGACTGAGCGCGTCTGCAAGGAACTTGATTGGTTTCCGACGCCGCGCCAGTGCTTACAGATATTGGATAGCTACACGCCGCGAACAACCAAAAAGGACAAGGCGCTTCGAATCTGTTTGAATAACACGCAAGCAAGGTTCGAGGAATTTATTATGTCGCTGCGATGCCGTGAGCCTGTCGATCTGACAGACAAGCCAGAGCGTTGGTTACGGATTGCTGAAGATCGCGGCTACCTTCGCATTGTGGATGGGGAATATTTAGTCCGGTGACCAAGACTGACGGAAGCGCCGCAACGAATCTAATGTGCGACCTGATTCGATACCAGGCTGGGAAGCTATCGATGGATGACATACGCAAGCACTGGGCCAAAGGACGCTATGTAGGAGCGCCGGAAGCCTGGGCGCTTGAAGCCATCGCGCACGCAAAACGGCAAAAATGATATTTAATTGAATAATGCGCTTTACATATAAAATCACCAAGACTATGAGGGTGCATCAGCAAGGGGATATTCCCCGCCAACAAGGAGACTGACATGAAGACCACCGCATACATTCTTGAGTATATTGAAGGCTCAGACGATCCCCGCGCCATTGAAGGTGGTGGTGGTAGCAAGTGGCGTGTAATAGAAAAACGCACATCCTCCTTATGGGTGCTTCGCGCCTACATTGATGTGCTGACATATCGTTACGGCGAGCAGTACAAGCTCCAAACCATTTCTGGAGGCTCGGCATGACAATTTCACTAGCCGCATTTGAACGCATCGACGGACTGCTATCTAAGCAGCTTCGTGCTGGCCCATTTGAAACGTGCGCCGATCCGCGCCAATACATCATCACAAGCAACATACTTCTAGATGCTTGTGCTGACGCGCTGGGCCGTGAATTTACAGAGCGTTATGCAAGCGCAGAAGATTGCGCTGCCGCCATCGTAACACAGGCATTGTTATGCCCTGATTTTGTGGAGCAAGACGCATGAGATACGGCTCAGTCTGCAGCGGAATTGAGGCTGCAACTGTTGCATGGCATCCCTTGGGTTGGGAGCCAGCATTCTTTTCGGAAATAGAACCAGCGCCACGCTCTGTGCTTGCTCATCACTATCCTGATGTGCCGTGTCATGGCGACTTTACCACTATTGGAGCAGATGACTATGGATCAATTAACCTTCTTGTCGGTGGAACACCCTGTCAATCCTTCAGCGTTGCAGGACTCAGAGGCGGATTGGATGATGACCGTGGCAACTTGGCCCTTGAGTTTCTTAGGCTTGCTCAACGAAAAAGGCCCAAGTGGTTGGTTTGGGAGAACGTCCCCGGCGTCTTGTCATCAAACGGAGGACGGGACTTTGGTTCCATTCTCGGAGGGTTGGTCGAATGCGGGTATGGGTTCGCCTACAGAGTGCTTGACGCTCAGTATTTCGGAGTGGCCCAAAGACGCCGCCGTGTGTTCGTTATCGGATGTCTTGGAGACCCAGCCAGTGCCGCAGCGGTTCTTTTTGAGCGCCACAGCTTGCAAGGGAATTCTGCGCCGAGCCGACAAAAGGGGAAAAGACTTGCCGACACCCTTACGGTTGGCGCTAATCAATGTAGCGGATTCGTAGGCGATATAACAGATGACAAATGGCCTGCTGAAGTTGCTCCAACCATAAACGCTCATTTTGGGAATAAGATGGGACTAGAAAATCAACACATTAATGGTGGGGCTGGTTTGTTTGTTCCAGATACACAAGGCGCAACTCATGCTTTTAAAGTAAGGGGTGGCTGTGATGGTGGCGGCAAAGGCTATCTTGGTTCTGACGAAGTTGCTTTCACGATAAGCACACATCAAGACCAGCACATATTTGCTAGGTCATCTATTGGCTTTGATGCATATAATAACAACGTGACTGGTGATATATCAAAGACGATTGATACAGGCCAAGATTATCACCACGTTCCAAATGTATTGCAGTCAGTTTTTCCAATAAACACGCAGATTGGGCTTCGCGGAGCTGACACATCAAATTCAAAACGAGAAGGTCTTGGATTAGGTAATGAAGGCGACCCATCATTCACACTGCAGGCAGCGCACTCTCATGCAGTTGCAACCCAAAGCGCAGTGCGACGCCTCACGCCACGCGAATGCGAACGGCTACAAGGTTTCCCAGACGATTACACATTAACGCCGCATCGCAACAAACCAATGGCTGATGGCCCACGCTACAAGGCGCTAGGCAACAGCATGGCAGTCCCAGTAATGCACTGGATAGGTAAACGAATACAAATGGTGGAGGATATAAAATGAACCAATATGAAATCGCAATCATTGCGCTGCTGGCGCTGGAAGCCACAACGCTAATTGTCCTATGGCAAACGCACGTTGACCGCACTTGGTGGCGGAACGCATGGACAAGGGACACAACGGAATTGCTGCTCTTGAAACGCAACGCTTCACTGCGCGATTCCAAGACAGGCCGCTTTATCAAAAAGGATACAATCTAATGCTGTATGCAGATTTAATTCGTGGATGGGCTGAAGACCGCAATCTAATCAAAGGAAGCGACCTGAAAAGCCAATTCGTAAAGCTGATAGAGGAAGCTGGA